GATCCGCACAGGGTCATCCGCATAGATCAGCGCCGTCTTTGTCTCTTCAAGGCGTTCCTTGAAAATCTCCAACAGCTTTTCAAACTCTGGTTGCTTGCAGCGTTGGAACGCTTGCATCTGCGACCGGGTGGGTTTTATCCCTACAAAAATTTTCATGTGGTAATTCTATACCTAAACTTACAAGAAGTGTCAACGACCGTTAGGGCGCGGCGACATTGTGTTGCCTTCGCGTCCACCAACTTGGCTTCCGTCGGGGAGGATGTTGCGTGGAGCGGGGCCTTGCGTCATGCCGGGAGCGCCACCTTGCTGCATCTGCCCTGCCACCATCTGGAGCTGCTGTTGCAGCTGCGCGATCACTTGTTGCTGTTGCTGGATGGTGCTGATCTGCTGGCGGTCAGGCACAATGCGATCCACGTTGCCGTTGAGGTTCTTCGCAGCTTCGCGCAGCAGCTCGGCCGCGCCGTCCATACCCACAATCTGCTGAGCCACAGGGCTGTTGAGCACCAACATCAGGAACTCGTTGCGGCGGACGGCCTCGGCTTCCTTGACCACTAACGCTGAAGCACCGCGTGCCACAACGTGGATATCGCCCTTGAGGTCATCGTCCTCAGAGTAGCGCATGTTGTCTTCGTACAATCGTTCGATTGCTGGAACGATGATGTTGTGGTCGATATTGTTGATGACCTGCTTGATGCCTTTGCCGGCGTTGCTGATGAGCATCGACAGGCCCGACGACGTGCGTGCGGCGCCCGGGGTATTCTCGCCAGACATGTAGCGTGGCAGCATGGTGTCCTCATCCGCACGGGCTGAGAACTTGTCGAACACGGCCATCAACTCATTGGCGTTGCTGTTGGGCTGGAAGAACTGCACAGGTGCAGAGCTGTCGGCAATCTCAGACTGAGTGAACTGCCAAATCTTCCAAGGGTACATCTGGGTGATGTCTTCCCCGGGCGGCAGACGCGAGACGTTCACACCAACCTGTGGGCCAGAGCTGATGCCCATGTTGTTTGCCAGTGCGCGAGCAGCGGAGTTCACCATGGCCTGCGAGTCACGGCACAAGTCTGGCACGCCCTTGCCCTCGATCTGGCCGGGGATGGTCTCGTAGGCTGTGACGTAGTAGGGCTTGCGGCCGAGTGGCTCGTAGTTGAGCGCAGCGCGAATCACCGTGCGGCCGATGAGCCACACTTCGCAAGGGTAGGACAGCAGCGGATCAGGTACATCCTCTTCGCTCAGGCCCCACTCGCGTAGCAGCTTGCCCTCGACATGATCCCACAGCTGCAGGGCGTCGATGAGGTCATCTGTGTAGGTCGCCTCGGTGGTATCTTTACCTTCAGCCTCGGCCTTGGCTGTATCCGTCCACAACCACTCGGTCAAGCCGCCGCTGCGGAAATTGGACAGCACTGAGCGAATCGCGTCCTCGTTGTACCCGGGCACGCCGATCAAAGACTGCAGCGACTCGGCGGTCATCTTGTGACGCTCAATGACGAAGCCGTCCTGAATGTCGGAGGCCCATGGTGCCCAGTAGAGCATGAACGGATCAACGCGCTCCCACTCGTTGCGAATCACTTCTGTGGGCTGGAGCTGGCCCTCGACCCACTGCATGGTCTTGCGCTTGCGCTTGACGGGGCCCTTGAGCACTGCGAACGGGAACGTGACCACGTCTTCGATGAACTCGTTGAGCGCTTTCGTCCAGCCACCCTCGGTGAGCTGGTCTTCCATCTTGCGCTCCATGCGGTCGACGCGCAATTCCGCCTCTTCCTTCATGAGCCGCATCGCTTGGTCTTTCATGCGGCTGGCGATCTCGCGCAGCTGAGCTTCATCCGGTGTGGGCTGACCCTGCATCATCAGCATCTGCAGCTCTTGGGCCATCTGGGCTTGCAAGTCCTGCACGACAAAGTCAGGCAGTGTGGGCTCTGGTGTCGCGTCCAGCGACCATGCTTTGTCAACGCCTTCGCCAGTCAGGGTGTCACGCAGCCAGCTCGTGGCCGCACGGCACTTCACCGAAGTCAGCTGGATGAAAATTTCTGAGCCGCCTTGGCGCTTGATGTCGGCCAGTGCCTCGGGGTCGTACTCGCCGTTGCGCTGCCGCAAGCACTTTAGCATGCGCTCTTCCAAGTCCCGTTTGCCGTCTTTAGCGGTCTCCCAGCGGGAGCTCACATGGCTTGCGAGGCCCTGAATGACGGGGTTGTTCTGCAACTCCGCGTTGCGTTTGTTCGCCTGTTCCTCGAGGTCGCGTGCGCTAGCGACGGGGATAAGTGCAAGTCCAGTTGCCATCATGGCTCCAATGGTGATATTGTGTGATTTTACTCTGCGGGCTGGGCGGGTCAAGTGTAGCGGTACGGTGCGGGTTTAACTTCCCGACGCACGCTGGTGTTGACCCCGTACCCACGGATGTTCATGTCGATGACCGCAGCCCCGTACTGCAGCGCGTCGTGCACGTGGCTTGACTCGTTCTTGTCGGGTTTGTCCTCCATCTCGCCGTTCTTCTTGACCTTGTACCGGTACCCCGAGCGGAAGCCCTTGATGATCTGTGTGCAGCGCGGGTCGATCAAGAACATGGCTTTGCCCTCAATCTGCTGGTTAAGCAGCCGCTCCACCGCTTGGATGCGCTTGTCCGGGTCGTTGGTGGGCGGCTTGACACAGTGAAACCCAGCCGCTTTGAGCTGATCCACCAGTGTCATCTCGTTGGCCTGCTGCTTCATGAACCCTGCGGGGTCAGGCGCCGCGACGAACTTGTACCCGGGGTAGTTGTTGGCGATGTGCGGGTTGAGTCGCGTCTGTATGAACGTCTCCAGCCCCATGTTCTCTGAGGTGATCTCCGAGAGCACCAGCACACGACCGCGCGGGTCGCGCTGCATAAACGCCGCTGCTGGTGTGCGCCCAAAGTCGATGCCGATCGTGATGGGATAGTCCGCGTTCTGCACGGGCTTGAGCTCCGAGCTGGCGATGTGAAACTCCGGCGCGAACGTCCTCTGGTACACCGGCATCCCTGAGAGTGAGCGGCCGAACTTACCGTGCACGTACACGTCGATCCAGTCCTCGCTCTTGCCCTCGCACAAGTTGTCGTAGTACCCCTCGGGCAGATACTGCACCCAGTCGGCCTCGTCCGATAAACCCGATGGCTGGATGGTCACGTGCATGTTACCGGGCGGGTCGCTCAGCTGCTCTTCCCAAAACGTGTCCGCGTCGGGCGGGTTAGTGGCTCCCCACACCTTATGTATCTGCTTGCCGGTGTCATCACACGCGCCCACGCCGTTCATCGTCTTGTCGGGGTAGCGCCCCAGACGACCTGTCAGCGCGTTGTAAATGTCAGGGTTGATCTCACGAAACTCGTCCATCATGCCGAAGGTCAACTGCAGCGACAAAAGTCGTCGCACGTCGTTGGCATCATCCAGACCCCTAAACAGCACCTCGCACTCGACATCATCGAATCGCATGAGGAATTTGCTCTCGGTTTTCATCAGCGTGCCGGCCTGCCCGTCAGGGAACCACTTCAAAAAGTCAGGAATCGTGGTATCCCACAACATTTGCCGCGTGTTACGAATGACGGCGATGCGCGATTTGCGCAGACCATCATGGCACCGTGCAACGCGTTTGGCCTCGAGGGCGATCTTCATGATGCTCGCAGTGGTTTTTGTCGATCCCACGGGGCCCACGATGAAGTTGGAGAACTTGTCGGACGTCAGAAATGGCACCACGGACAGTGGTGGGGTGTATTGCACACTCATGTGTAGTCGTCTCCCGCGTAAACGTAGTCATCTGGCTCAGAAAGCTCGATTTTTGGGCGTTCTATGGTGTTTTCTGGGCTGTTTTCGACCAATTTTTGTGGAATTTGGGCGTTTTCAGCCTCTAAAACGAGGGTCTGAGCGGGTGTTTGACCCACCTGCGGGATGTTGATTGTGATGGAAAAACCACTGCCCGGGAGCGTATTGAGGCTCGTTTTGGGCTTGGCATCGGCCAATTCGATGAAGTTTTCGAAGATTTTGACCCTTGCAGCGGCTGGCGCGTCGGGGTCTCTGGCTAAGTGGTACATCGTCGGCAGTAAGTCTTCTGCAAGCAAGCGTGATTTGGCCTGAATGGAGAAGCCGTTGTCCTGCAATTCCTTGACGTACGCATCCACATAGCGTTGATACTGTGGATTGGTCTTGATCTGGTCGTACTCGGCTTGTGTCAGACCTTCGCCGGCAAGAACGCTCTGGATCGGCAGGTTTGCCCCCACTCGGTTTCTCGCTTCTGAAAGTGCCAACTGCCGCAAAAACTGATCGGCGGTGATGGATGAGTGCACTTGAGTCCTTCCTCGACAGGATGTCGTCTGGAAACGTATGGACTGTAACAGAAATGCTGGCGGCTAGGAACCCCCAACCCGGCGCCGACCCTCATGGCTATGAGCCATACGTCAACTCGCTCTACCAGCGGGGAGAGTGTAACACGGAAATTGTGGGATTTAAATTACGGAGTTGTTGGAAGGATAAGGGAAGTAAAAAATTGGCCTTGCGATGTGGGTGACGGATAAAGGG